CCGCAGAGACCCATCATGCCAATCTTTGGTCCGACACACCCTCCGTCTCTTTTAAAGACCTCTTGGGCGACGGCAAGGGTGACTGGGTCCTTGTGGCGAATCTTCCTTTTGATCTGGGATCGCTTCACTGTCGCCCCCGTAGGTACTCCACCAATTTGTCCATTGGTCGCAGCATGCTCTTTGGGGCGAAATAGAAGTCGTCCTCTTTCTGGCGATACTTATCAAACTTGCGCTCAACAGACCACGCGCTTGGTTTTTCAGCAGACATTGCTAGCATCTTCTTGGTTTTCTGGCTCACAAACACATATGCGATTGGGCGCTTGCTTTTGCCGTTGAATCCGCTATAGGTGTCAACGATGGCTCTCTCTAGGGGCCAAGAGGATGGGTCATCGGTGAAGTTTTGGTTAATTGACTTAACCTCAATAACATCTCCATTGGCTAGGATGATGTCTTTTTCGTTTTGCGTGAACTTAGACCACCGAGTCGGGTCTTCTTCAATCTCTAGGTCTGGGACTTCGCAGTCAATCCCCTTACTTCTTAGGTAGTCGGCGACGTACCCGTTGTACTCGTGTCCCTCCCGGTACGCCTTGAAGTAATCGTGACTCATCCGATCCTCCCTTCTTTTCCTTTACTTTCTCAGCCGACATCACTCGGCAGGGAAGACAGTAGCACGGCTGTGTGTGATACGTCTTCTCGGCGACCACGGATTATCGCTTTTTCTCGCGGGCCTCAACTTGGCGCATGATCTTATTTGACCAAGCAACACCAGCGTCTCCACCCCAAAGCGCCCATGCAATGCGACCAGCAGAAGGGAACCCGGGCTGTCCCGGCTTAAATCCCTCACCCTGCTTGTCTACTTCATGTCGAGCAAGGAATGCCCTCATCTTGCGAACGCGGGGGATCGTCATTGTGTTGCTAATAAGCATTCTTGCAGTTGTCTGACCTGGGCCTATCCCGCCACGTCCGAATTCACGTCGCCAATCAAGACCACGCTTGGCTTCGGACTTTACTGCAGAAGGAACATTCAGGCTTATGCCAGAGTAATCTGCGGCAGCGTGCTTGTCCGCTAGATCGGCTGGGGCGTGAACGCTTTGAACACCGAGCGCACGATAGGCTTCACGCGCATCTGCGTCTCCGTCAATTGCTTCAACCACCTTACCGTTGTCCTTGAGGATCTTAGAGATTTTGTACTTCCTAAACTGGAGGCCAGAGCCAGCAGGGAAGTCGCTGAGGTGAATGTCGTCGTAAGGAATGTCGTTCTCCTCAAGCCATTCCTGTGTTTCCTGCAGACGCTTCACAGACCTTGCGCTCACAATAAAGATCTTGTGGCTGTCAGACTTTCGTCGCAGGTAATCCGCGACAATCTCATTCACCTGATCCGTGCCGTCCGATGAGGTCAACGCCCCGTCAATGTCTGAAATGATAATTTCATCTCCAGCCGACTTGGTCTCGTCAATTTCAATGGTCAGCTTGAGAGAGCTCTCAAGGTCGGACGGGTTCTGATTTGGCGGGTTGCTGGACCCAGGATCTGGCTCCATATCTTCGCCATCTGGGATGCCTCCTAGGTCCGAGTCATCTGGGCTTGGTGGCTCGTTAACGGAGCCGGTGCCAAAGACAACCTTCTCTAGGTACTCTGCGTAGCGGTCTGATGGAACATATCCCTTTGGTGTCTGGAAGAGAATCTGATCGCCGATCTCACCGATGCCATCCTGACCCCGCTCTCGGAGCGCATCGTTGATTCGCAGCCAAGGAAGTCCGCCAAGCGCCATCTTGTTGTATTCGGCAATGTTCTGCTGCGCGGTTCGCCCGATCTCGGTAAAGACAAAGCGAAGGTCGGTGTCGTATCTGGCAACAACCTCTCGAGTTAGGTACTCGGCAATAAGCTCTGCGAGCGGAACAATGCCGTTGTCGTAGGTGAATGCAGCGCCAGTCTCTGATGTGCTCTTGTTCACATCAAATGAAATGCCGATGTCCTGCGGCTGAACCGCAAACACGGCGCAAATCTTTCGGGCAAGGTAGACCTGCCACTCCATGAACTGCATGTCGCGGTTTGATGCAGCGAGTGGAAGCCACTGCATGCCCTTGCCGCCGCCAGTTATAGCAATCTGGCTCTTGCCGGCAACCTCTGCTTCCCAATATGCCTTGAACGAGTCAACCTGATCTGGTCGCACGCCCTCTCCAAGATGTAGAACACCGGGAGGCGCGGCCTGCGAAACGGCTTTTGCGTTATATGCCGCCGCATCTAGGTCTGCAGCGATTGTTTCAGCAAGAACTTCAAGCGGAGAAAGTCCAATTGGGCTGTATGTCACTGGGTTCGCGATTACAACGATAAGTTCATCGTTCTTGTAAATCGCAACCTGCCGACCAGCGCTGTCAAGTTCGTAGTATCGCGGCTTGCTTTCGTCCCTGCCATCCCAGGTGGTATCAAAGGCAATGCGAGCAGCATCCTTGTTCCAGAGGTATGCAACCGGATCTGCTCCGACCCTAGATCCGACTTTCTTTTCAATCTCAATTGCGCCTTGGTCTAGAACGAGAATGTCCTCAATCACTGGCTCAATAAATGAGCGCCAAGACTCTCCCTTCGGATTTGGTCGGCGGAACAGCTCGCGCAACTTCTGAACGGTTCGTGGATTTGCGCTATCGCCAGCATCGGTGGTGACGATGTCCCACTTTGCGCGGCTGATCTGCTGTCGCCTGAGGTTCACGGCGGCGCGAATCCAAGGGTTGTTCCTTGACCATCGTCGCAATTGCTCCGTGCTCATCTTGGCAATCGTGTTTATTGACTGGGCGCCACGAGCATACGGGGCAGCGTCAGGTGCGAATGACGGGGTTGCCTTCTCCGTTGTTGGCTGCGTTCCGCCGCCGAAGAGACGCTGAAGAATGGAGCGCTGTTCTGCCATGATTACCTTCCGCTACGCTGTTTTCTGACCGCATCGGTCCAAATTGTTTCTACTGCGTCAGTATTGACAAATTTACGCATTTCGTCAATGGAGCAGTCCACTACACGTATCCCATTGACATAAGTAGTCGTTCTCTTGTTAAGCGCCTTCGCCCACCACACGGGGACGACGAATGTGCCGTCGGTGAATTGTACCTCAAGGGTGGAGTCAACGCTTGGTATCGTCATCTTCCATTTCCTCTGTGTCCGCGTCGTGCCGATGGTGCCCCTGGGGTTGCCCAAAGACGGCAAGCTCATTGTGGAGTGCCCGCATAATGCTGTCAATATCTGTGTCTGCTGTCTCCTCGTCCTCGCCCTTGAGCATCTCATCAACCCGCAGCTGGATCTTTCGGCGCTGCGGGACGCTCTGACGGCTCTTGTGGAGGTCGGTGTAGCACCACTGGCAGACGTTATAGCGCTTCTGGCCCCTTGCCCTTGGGATCATTGGTTCTGGGATCATTTCGGTCACAAGGTGGTCTGGTCCAGCAAGGATGCCGCAGGATGCGCATCGGGGGTGGGACCGCCTGCCCCTCTCGTATGACTCAATTACTGGCTGTATCTGTCGTTGGAGTCGGATCAGCGCTCGGGCCAAATCCTTTATCTGGTCGCCGGAATAGTTAATCTCGTTGCATAACGTGCATTGGAGCATTGCAGTAGTATACCACGCATATTAAGGCTATGTTGAGTTAGGGTTAAGAAATCTTACCCGTAGATTGTTACAGCTATTTTGATATGTTACAATCCTGTAGTATTAGGCGGAAAACCTGCCAAAAATCGTCAAAAGTGAGCAGAAACCTCACCTCTTGACGCAGGTAAACTATTAGTAAATTATAAGTAAAGTCATAGCAGCATTGGAGGCTCCGTGGACTTTAAGCTCTATACCAGCGCCCTAAAGGCATATACGGCCGAAAACGGCGAACTTCACGTGCTCGGCACTACGTCCTCAACCATCCGAGACCTGCACGGGGATGAGATGACCCTCTCTGCATTGAAGTCCATGGAGGAGACAGCCAAGCAGAATATGACTGTCTTCCTGAACCACAACTACAACGTTCCAGACGACATCTTCGGATCAGTCACTGACGCCCGGATTGTCAAGCGCTACGACCAAGAGTCGGGTCAGGATGTTTACGATCTTGACGTTGATGTCCGAGTAGTCGGGGAAGACGAAAACCCCCTCGCAATGAAGACCTACCGTGCGATTAAGCGCGGAGTTAAGCTTGGCCTATCTATTGGTGCCAAGGTTGATAAGGTCTCAAAGAAGAAGGGCGACGGCGGCGAGGACACCTATGTCATTGAGAGCGTCAAGCTCCTTGAGACCTCCGTTGTCGGCATCCCTGCCAATCAGCGCTCATATCTTCAGAATGCACTCAAGAGCCTTAAGCAGGCAGAGCAGTCTGGCGAGATTCAAATCAACGAGAAGGCTGGACCTGAGGACCTCTCTGAAGGAGATTACGTTCGCTGGGATTCTAGCGGCGGATCTGCACAGGGTCGCATTGAGCATGTCATGCGCGAGGGTGTCCTGGGTGTTCCAGATTCAGAATTCAGAATTAACGCAACCCCAGAAGACCCAGCGGCGCTGATTCGTATTTATCGCCCCCAGGGAAATGGCTGGCGTGAGACCGACACTCTTGTCGGTCACAAGTTTTCTACGCTCCGTAAGATTGAGAAGCTTAATCCTGCGGAGGATATTGATAAAGACGCGCAGAAGGCTGCCCCAGACGGAATCCAGACTGGCGATTACGTCAACTGGTCTGTTGGTGGTCAGCTTGCCTACGGTGAGGTTGAAGAAATCATCACCCGTGGCAGCGTCACCCTCCCCGGCTCGGAAGAGTCGGTTGAGGCGTCGCCGGAAGATCCGGTGGCAGTTGTCTGCGTCTACGCCCCACACGGCGAAGACTGGGAAGATAGTGGTGTGTATGTAGCTGTAAAGTTCAGCGCACTCACCCGAAGCAATCCGCCTGCACAGGCGGAGGAAGACGAGGAGACAGAAATGTCCGAGACCGAGAAGGATCTCGTCGCCGGGGAGGTCGTTGAGACCACCACTGCGGATGAGGTCATTGACGCGGAAAAGAAGACCCGCGTGACCGTAACTGTTAGCACGGAAGGCGATAAGCCAGCCGATGTTGCCGCTCCTACTGCTGTTGCAGAGGAGAAGGAAGAAGATGCAGCGCCTGAAGAGGTTGTTGCTTCTGCTAACTCCAATGATACTGCTGAAGAGATCGTTGAGAAGGCTGTAGAGCCAACTCCCGCCCCCTCGCCAGCACCAGCGCCGGCTCCTGAGCCAGCGCCTGCACCGAAGCCTGATGATGCGCCCAAGGCGCCAGAGGCTGATTCGGACAAGAGCTCACGCTACAAGAGTGGCGTAAGTGATCAGGTCCTTGTCGGCATCAACGGGATTCTTGCCGATCTCACCGATGAGGATCGCGATGCGGTCCTTTCCGGTCTTGGCGTCCAGAAGGACGGCGAGCCCGTGGTGGAAGAGGCCCCAATTTCCGATACTGAAGTGACCCTTGAGGTCGTTCAGGAAGCCCCTGCCGAGGTCGCTGTTGAAGCCGCCCCGGATGTGGTTGCCGAAGATGCTGCCGCTACTTCTCTGGAGGAAGTCGCTGCCATCGCCAAGTCGGCGCTCGATGCAGCCATTGCTGCGCAGCAGGAGGTTGTTGCGGTTAAGTCCGTGATAACCGAACTGGCTGCGGACAAGGCCAAGGTCGAGGGAGAACTTGCCAAGGCTCTGGATCTCGTTGGTCGTTTGATCAATGTCCCAATGGGCCGAAAGCACGCAACTGTAGAAAATACGAAGTCCACGAATGGAGAGAAGGCCCCGTGGCTGGACCCATTCATCGCGCGTCTTCTTGACGCACAGGAGTAAAAAATTATGAGCGACACACTTCGCGAGAAGCTGCAGGACGTTCACAAGGGACTTGAATCCCTGAACGACACCGCAATTGTCTCACGCACCTCGGGTGCTGAGGACAATCTCGACGTCGCAGAGGCGTATGCCGTCCAGCGCGAACTTCGCAAGAAGTTCGGCAAGATGAGCACCGCTGAGCTCGGCGAGGCACTTGACATTCAGGCTGGTCGCGAGACGGGGAAGCAGGCTTCGGCTGATATCCTTAACCGACTTGCAACCGCGAACCCAAACATTTCTAAGCTTCTGGACAGCAGCGGCGGCGCGGCTCTTATCCGACAGGACCTTGAGCCAATCCTTTATTCGCTGTTTGTAAAGCGCTTCCCAATGTTTGACCGACTGCGCAAGGAGCCTGCAAACGGCCTTGTGCACGCGTTCAACCAGCAGACCGCCTACGGCGACGCAGTCTTCCAGACGGAGACTGGCACCGTGACGGACGACAACAACACCTACGCTCGCCAGACGACGAACGTTGCCGTGCTTGCTACCCGCCGTGGTATCACGCTTAAGCAGCAGTTCGCTCTCACTGGTGGCGGGTCGCCGTTCAACGGCCTCTCGGCTGAGCTTGCTGGTGGCGTAACCGCCATCGCACACAAGCTTCAGAAGCAGGTTTTCCAGGGCAACGCCACGGTCACCTCTGGTGCAGGCGCGACCACTGAGCTCGGCGCGTATGACGCGAACGGGTTTGACGGTCTCCGCAAGCTCTTGGGTTCGGCTGCTGGACAGGGCATTATCGCGACGAAGGGCACTGCTGCCTATCTCGCCACGATTAACAGCGCTGTTGCCTCAGTTCTCGACAATGGTGGTAACCCATCAGCAATCGTTTGCTCGCCAACGGACTACGCTGGCCTTGTAAACGAGCTGACGAGCCTTGTCCGATACAACGCACCAGCATCCGATGAGGTTGCGGGCGCGACGTTTGGTCAGGTTGTTACGGCTGCTGGCGCACTCCCGATCCTTGCGGTCGCGGGCGATGCCATCGGCTCGTACACGGTCACCTCGCCAACGACGGCGAACTATCGCGATATGTACATCATTGACGAGGACACCTGGTCAATGCCGTACCTCGGCGCGGACAGCATCACGACGCTGGAGATTCCAGTGGGCGTGAACGGTGCTCTTTCCAAGCTCTACATCATGTATGTGATGTTCGGTCTTGCGAACAAGGCTCCGCAGTTCAACGCAAAGGTTCGCGTAACCGTCTAATCGTCAACTGACGATTGGTCTGGAAGGGGATCGGGCGAAAGCCCGGTCCCCTTTCTGTTACCATAAGAAGATGAGTGGTGACAACGGTTACGATCTGGCAAAAAAGATTGCCCAGAGAGCTGCGGAGAATTACGACCCCTTTTACAGGGTGGAAGTCCGTGGTCCGCTTGAGGGGAACGTCGTATTCTCAGACGGCAGCATTTACAATTTCAAAGAGGGTATTGCAATGGTTCACAGAAGGAACCTTAGCGAAGCCTACAACCTAGGGTGTAAGAGGACTAGTCGCCGCCGTCGGGTATCGCCCTAGAAACTGGCTGTAAGGCCGCGGCATCCCAAGTGAAGTGGGTTGTACCGTAGTGGCGAGTAATGGCATCAACCTTGAGCCAGATCTCTCCCCCAATGGATATCCAGTCGTTGCAGAACATGAAGTCCTCCCCAATAAAGAACCCTTCATCGTCTAGGGCGTATCTGAAGTATTCAAATGTCTGGATTGGCGCTTTCGCCTTAGCCTCTTCGCCGACCCCATCTGGCTCAAGATACACCCGACCCGGGAAGCTCTCTTGGAACTTCTCAAAAACAGAACGATGGATCACAACGCAGCCGGTGCCAATCTTTTCAGCCCGAACAAGATTTAGATCCTTGGCAATTTCGTCAAGATTCTCAGTTGAGTCCTCTCCAACAATAAAGTTTGGGGCACAGAAATAAGATGACAGGTACTCTGGCGGAACATCCTTGCCAGCAGCAAGGGTGAAGTCCCTTAACCGACCGAAGTCCATTGCGCGCTTGGAGCACGGGATGCCAACAAACTGTTTGCCGCTAAGCACGGCGCCAAGGATGTCCTTCGCGTCAACCTCAATATCACCGTCAATCATGACAAGGAAGTCGTATCCGCTAGACATAAACTGAGAGACAATCTTGTTTCTTGCTAGGGGCAGGATTGAGTTTCCCCAAACAACTCTCCAGGCAAACTTTAGACCAAACTTAGAGCATGCTCGCTGAATGTCAAGTACACTCTTTGTATATCCCCACGACATATTGCCGTCAAGGGAGGGGGTTGACACGTAGACTTTGGGCAAGTCCTGCCCGCCCTCAGCCTTCTGCTCGGCGATTTGGCGCTCCCTGTTCTCTCGTGCTTTCTTTCCCACGGGTCCTCCTTGGGTGAGATTGTATCACAGCCGTAGATCAAATAGGGGTAGACTAAAAAGACCGTTAGGAGGACAATCAGCACATGATCCGAGTCACAATTCCAGTACCAGACATCGCCACCCAGATCGCATCTTATAACAAGATTGAGATCGGTAGGGCAAGCACCAAGGCGGACGCCGACTCAAGGACTGGCACGTGGTCAAGCCTTGGTCAGGTCGTTACGCTTGTACCGACAGTAAGTAAGTACCAATATGACGACGAAGGCGCTGCTGAGGGCTATTTCCACACCTACCGCCTGATCAATAGCAGCACGAGTGCCGCTGGGTCCTACTCCACTGTCAGGGGCAAGACGCTTGGATACCTCACAGCGGAGGAGTTCCGCGACTACGAGCTCGGAGACCTCACGGACGGCGCCGGGACCGACCTATCCGATGCGGCGCTGGACTCATTCATCGGAACAGCCTCTCGGCTTGTTGACGCATACGTCGGCTATTCCTTCCAATACCGACAAACAACCGAGCGCCACGTTTGGAACCAGAAAAGTCGCCGCGTATATCCGCGAGAAAAGCCGATTGTCTCCGTTGCTGCCTTTAGGGTCTACGTTAGCAACCAGCAAAATGCGGCATTTACCGTCAATGATATTTACATCAATCCAGACCGTGGCTATGTTGAGATTACAAGCCTAGCAAATGTGACGTATTCGCTGTTCCCGGCGATTGTCGCCCTTGGGCTCATTGAGCCCGTGGCAGAGATCACATATACCCACGGTCACCAATACACGCCAACCGACATCAAGGATGCCGTTGCCATCACCGCAGTTGACCTCATTGCTCGAGATAGTCTCGCAAAGCAGGGGCTGAACGGTCTTTCTAGGCTTCGCGTCGGGGAGATGGAAATGTATTCAGATAAACCAGCCAGCGGCGCAAGTGTCCTGCAGGTGCCATCAGCAGCCTGCACCATTCTTGATCCTTATCGGTTTATCTCGGTGCGCTAATGGCGCTGCCAGGATTCGTTACAAACATCACGCTAAAAAGAGAGGGTCAGACTGGCCACGCCGCAGACGGCACCCCAACGGTGAGCGTCACGACCATTTGGACTAAAAAGGGTCATTACCAGCAACAGCAGGGTACAGAACTAAACGTTCAGACTGGTCCTGTTGAGTTTCAGGTTTACAGGTTCTGGCTGCCATTCCTTACTGGTGGCGACCGACCCTCAATGACCGACCGCCTTGTTGCTGACGGCTATGAATTTGAAGTTATAGGGATTGAGCAGGAAAGCCTGAAGCATCACCTGATTGTAAAGGCGAAACGAGCTGAGCGTTAATGGCAACAAGGGTAATTGGCAGGGGAAGCCGCTCTGGAATATCTGGAATCAATGAATCAATGGCGCTGCTTCGCGCCATGGCAAAGGCATGCGAGACACGTTCTGCAAAAACTTCCCTGAAGAAGGTGCAGGCGCAGGGCTTTGACATGATCCGCTCTGCAATTTACTACACAAAGTACGGCACAAGCCTTGGGACGATCTTTAAGAAAACAAGACCACGGGGGAAGGACGGCACATCAAAGGCTGGCTTTGGGCTGGGGACCCCAGTCAAGACTGGGCTGCTTCAGCGGTCGTTGACCACGCAAGGTGCTCCGTACAGCATCTACCAGCAAGAGGTTCACTCGGATGGAACGATGCGCGTTCAGTACGGTGGCGATCCTATAGATCCATATAGCAGGCGACCATATTTCAAATACCCAGAAGAGCTCTATGGATTCTTTGAGGAGGGCATTGAGCGCTTCCAGAGAGAGAAGACACTCCGTGCGCTCGGCAGCGACCTTGCCTCCCTATTTGGCAAGGCGCTGCAGAGGCACATTTCCGAAAGCGCTAAGCGTTCTCGGTAAGGCAGGGAAGAACCCGAAGGTCATCCCAGCCAATCTTACTTATCGTAAAGGTTAAAAGCCCAGGCGCAGACTTCACTCCAGCCGTCTCAGTAAACCACTGAGAGCCACCATCAAGAGATGGTGCCTGAATGTGCGTCCTGATCCCCTCAGTAAGGACCGAGAGATGGTGGTAGTGGCCTGTCACCAGAATGGTTGCGTCTGCAACCCTCTGCATTCCATACGCCTGATCCTTCCACCATGCCTTGATCTTTGCGGCTGATACCGCGCCTCCCCGACGGGCCTGATGCCCGTGGGCGAGCCCAAGGATTGTGCCGTGAACATCCATTGTTAGCGTGAGTTCGTCCTGCGGGAACATGAAAGTCACATTCCCATACACATCTGGGTTGGCAGCAAGGATCTCTGCAACCTGCTCAAACACCGCAACATCGTCGTTGTCGCTGAATGTTGTGTATGCCTTTCCATTGCGTCGGTTCTCTCCGTGGTTCCCCGGAACCGAAGCGACCACAACCCTCGGGGCAATCTTCGCCCATGAGGTTAGTGCCTTGACAAGAAGTCGTCGCACGACCTTAACCTGCTCTCGCCGATCAAGATCGTTCTGGAAGGTTTGCATGGCGTAGTGGCCGTCGCAAGACTCAATGAGGTCCCCGAGACCAAGCACCACAAGCCTATCAAGCTTCCTGCCCGTCTTCACGAGCTCTTTCCAGCGATTCTCAACCTCATTAATTCCGGCTAGGAATCTAGAGACGATGCCCTCGGAGCCGCCCCCTTCACCTTTGCCCATCTGAAGGTCTGAGATTCCCACGACAAGTGCCGTGTCGCCATCAAATGTTGTGACTTTTCCGGGCTTATGCTTTTTTATTTCATCAATAAGATCATTCAGGTCAACGCCGCGCTCTACGCTTTTGCGAACGACCTTACCCTTCCATTGGCGATTTGGAACGCCCTCTGGGTTACCCCAAACATTAAAAAGGATTGGCTCAACAACCTCAAAGTGGTCGGGATCAAGACCCCACACCTTAAGTACTGCTGACCAATCCGCCGCCTGATCAAGCGGACCACCACTTGTCGTAACGGTTCCTTCATTTCCGTTCCATGTGATTCCTGGCTCCCAGCCCTCTGGGTGCTGCCTTTTCGGTCGTTTTGCATCTAATCGTTCTGACTGTATTGCTTTCAGTTCGTCTAGATCACTCACTGCAGACACACTCCCCTCGTCGGTGGCGGGCAACAGTGTGTCGCCTCACCTCGTGACCCTTGCGATCAAGCCATACGCTGATCGTGCTGGCGTCAATGGTTTTATCCGCGAGCGCCTCAAGGAGCGCCTCTCGGTCCTTGCCCTCAAGGACTCTTGAAACAAGACCTGCGGTGCACTTTGCTCCGCGCGGTTTAAACGACTGCATCTTTTGCAGTTCAGCAAGAGCGGTTGCCCTGCTTGTCATTTAACCTCCCTGACCTAGCCCGGCTACGGGGTAGGCACTAGTTGCCCCAACGGATAGCAGTATACAACACAGAACAGCTGGGTGTCCACAATGATAGTGTGGAAATGTGGGTTAGGGAACGAACCTTAGGGCAATAGCAATAGCCGCCACAATAATAGCAATAGCCGCTGCAGAGTCTGGCGCTATCCAGCGAAGGATGCCCTTGACCTGCCCGTCGGCTGCGTCCCTCTTCTCAAGGCTTACCACGATCTTTTGGACATCTTCGTGGATGTTGTTAACCTTGCCCTCAATGCTGCTAACCCTTCTGGTCAGGTCGTCCATTTTTGCATCCATGTGGCCCCTCCAATAGGAAAGCGCAAGGTCCTCCTCTTGGGAGGCGCGTAGGTCTTTGGGGATCTTGGCTGCTGCCATGCCGCATATTGTTACAGTAGTGACTATAAATGTCTATATGTTGTGGAACTGCGTAGATTGCGCCTCTATTGGCTCCCTTAACAAATACGCGTAGAGTATGGACATGGTTGGTGTGTACGAATCGTTCTTTACCGCGTTGGGCGGGGATGCCACGCTCCAGACGTTGCTCTCCGGTTCAAACACGGATAAGAAGGTGTACCCCATTTACCATGTCGGACAGAGCAATCTGCCGGCGATTCGGATAGCTGTGCTTAGCGGCTCAGCGGATGTTGGCCTTCCGATAGATCGTCCAACAGTAGACGTTCTCATCTCCAGTGGGACCAGTACTACTGAACTTAATACGATTTCGGCAAGGGTGGACACGTTGATTAACCGAAAGCGGCTCTCGGGTCCAAATGGGGTCGTAGTGCACCTCTGTCAAAAGGTTTACGAGGCAGATGGGTATGACGATCAGGCACTGGAATATCGGAGAATCATCCGATATAACCTAATAAAATCTTAACGCAAGGAGCACAATAATGCTTACGCTTGGATCAGGCGTACTAGAGGTGGCTTACTGGGTGAGCGGCCGCGCGAAGGGTACCTCAGCGTACTTTACTTCTGCGTCGGGCGGATACACCGCGGTATTCTCCATCGGACAGATCGCCGGAGATGTCGAGTTTGACATCAATTATCAGGAGCGCGAATTCTACGGTCAGTTCAACTTCCCTATCATGAAGGCACACTTCGGTGGTAAGGTTGAGGCGCGTGCGCGTCAAGTTGAGCTTAACGTAAACTCGCTCAAGAACTTCTTCAATAGCAACGGAACCGCTTCGTTCATCAGCACGTCCGAGCCAAGCTCGTTCGTGTTTGATCCAGACGTTGACGGCGGCTCGGGACAGGCGACCACGGCAGGAGCCGGTCTCCCACGCCCACTCTACGTGCGCTTTACGCACCAGCGGACCGATGACTCGTCCAAGACGGTCAAGATCCACTTGCCAAAGGCGTACACGATGAGCCTTAACATTCCGTTCACCCGAGAAGACATCATCGTTCA